CGCGCCAAACTGCGATTTTTTGAAATTGAAAAAATTATTTCCAGCGGGGGTTTTGGTTATATAGTGTGTTTAAAAAATGCCATGCGATTTAAAGTGCTATATAAACCTCATGCAGAACATATATGGGCTGGTGTATTGTTGATAAATAAAATGCCAGTGCTATATGGAATCTATGAAGCCAAGTACAAAGAAACTTGGAGAACAGTATAATGGCTAAAGCAGTAATCTCTAACCGAATATATTTAGACGATCCAGGCGCAGCAGCCAGAAAATTTATTGAAGGTCAACTTACATACAAGTTTAATAAAAGTTTTACAGGTACAAAGAAAACAGGACCTATTGCTAGTGTAGAAACTATTAAAAGCTATAAGCATTTAGTAAAAGGTATAATTTCTATGCCACAGGGTAGGCTGGATCTAATACCTCCAGAATATGAAATCATTGACAAGCGAGTAAATAATGTTGTTCCCTTTCCTGACACTAAATATCCCCTCCGAGAAGCTCAACAAGCTGTTTATGATGATGTATCTGATACTTGCTTTATTAATGCTCTTGTAGGGTGGGGTAAAACTTTTACAGCATTGCACATTGCTAAAAAATTAGGGCAAAAAACTCTGGTAATTACACATACAACAGCACTGCGAGATCAGTGGATTACTGAGTGTGTACAATTATTTGGCATGCAACCTGGTGTAATTGGCAGTGGAAAATATGATATTGAAGATCACTTTATAGTGGTAGGAAATATTCAGAGTTTAAAAAAGTACAGTACTGAATTATCTAAAGAGTTTGGTACGATTATACTGGATGAAGCCCATCATTGCCCTGCCACAATGTTTACAGAGTTTGTAGACAGCAGCTATGCAAGATATCGTATTGCCTTAAGTGGAACAATGGTACGCAAAGATGGAAAACACAAAATGTTTCCAGATTATTTTGGTACTAAAGTATATCAACCACCTCAAAGTGATACGCTTACTCCAGTAGTAAAACTATTAAAAACTACTCATAAACTAGACCCTCAACTGCCGTGGGCTGAACGTGTTACCAAGCTGCTAACAGATGACCACTATATCAGATTTATTGCTGGTGTAGCACTGGCTCAAGTGGTTGCTGGACATAGTGTATTAGTAATGGCAGATAGAGTTGAATTCTTAAAACAGGTTGCTGAATATGTTGGTGAAACGTGTGTGCTGGTTACTGGCAACACAGATTACGAAGCCAGAGAGCTTGCCAAAGAGCAGCTACTCACAAAACAAAAAATGTGTGTTGTTGGTAGCAGGCAAATCTTTTCAGAAGGCATTTCAATAAATATCTTAAGCAGTGTTATCTTGGCTTCACCAATTGGCAGCAATGATGCACTACTAGAACAAATTATTGGGCGTATACAACGTCAACATCCAGATAAGAAAAATCCGCCTGAAGTACTGGATATTCAATTTGCTGGATATACTGACAGAAAGCAGAATAACGATAGGTTAAGCCTTTATCTTCGTAAAGGCTGGGAAGTTATTACCGTGTAAAATTTTAACTTGTCATTGCTATTCAATTCTGATATAATATTAGTTAAGGTTGAGAAGTAATGTTGTTTTTCAACTTAGAAGTGTTAGAAGCAGAAACCAAAAACGATTCAGAGTATTTAGTACAAGCCTTATATTATTGGTACATTAAGCAAACAATACCTAAAACTGCATACCAAAAGTATAAGCCGCTTAAAAAATCTCTGAAAGGTTTGAGTTTTTTGATAAATCCCAAAGATTTTTTCAACGACAAACTAACTGATACGGTCTATAAAGCTCAATATCTAAAATTAGCCGCAAGACGAGATTATTTTATTTATAAAAACTACGGCATAACTTCATTAGATTTGAGCTTTTTCCCTGACCTAAATATTTCTGCAATTAAATACAATCCCTTAATAAAACTCAAAGAAAACAAACTGTATTTTAAATACGAGGATAAAAGTGGCATTATCATTTAAACAAACCAAAGGCAAAGCACAGTCTAACAAAGTAGAGTCTTACGAATACAAAGACGGAGAGAATTCTGTTAGGTTGATTGGAGGAGTTCTTCCTCGTTATATTTACTGGCTCAAAGGCAGTAATAATAAAGATATCCCGGTTGAGTGCCTTGCATTTAATCGCGAAAAAGAAAAGTTCGACAATGTTGAAACTGATCACGTACCAGAATTTTTTCCAGATCTCAAATGTAACTGGAGTTACTCGGTAAACTGCATTGACATCAAAAATCAAAAAGTAGTCGCACTAAATCTTAAAAAGAAACTGTTCGAACAAATTGTAACTGCAGCAGAAGATTTAGGTGACCCTACTGATTACGAAACCGGATGGGATGTAGTATTCAAGCGTGTCAAGACCGGACCGCTTCCCTTTAACGTTGAATATCAACTTCAAGTCCTGCGTTGTAAGCCTCGCAAGCTAACTGCTGAAGAACGAGCACTGGCTGATTCGGCAAAATCGATTGATGAAAAATTTCCTCGACCCCAAGCCGACGAAGTTTTAGCTCTGCTAAATAAAATCATGGAGGCACAAGATCAAGACAGTGAGTCCCAAGATTCCGCAGAGTCGGAAGCAGTAAAAGAACTAGGTTAACCTAAAGCCCCGTTGCCTCAAACGCAGCGGGGCTTTATCGCCTCTACTAATATGAAATTATTATTTACCGCAGATGTTCATATTAAACTAGGTCAGAAAAATGTTCCTGTTGAGTGGAGTTTGAACCGGTATAACTTGTTGTGGCAGCAATTACAAACACATCAACAATTATGTGATATATTTGTAGTTGGTGGCGATGTGTTCGATAAGCTGCCAAGTATGCAAGAGCTAGAAGTATTTTTTGATTTTGTAACCAGTTGTGTTAAACCCACATATATTTATACTGGTAATCATGAAATGCTTAAAAAGGATACTAGCTTTTTAAGCAACTTAAAGCAAGTGGTTAACAGAGTAAATAACCTAGTACAGATCTTGGATACTTGTACTACTATTTGCGATACCATAGACGTTATTCCGTATAATTTTATAAAAACATTTGATCCTGACGAGTTTAGTAATCAGGTACTACTAACGCATGTACGTGGCAATATTCCTCCACACGTTACCAGCGAAGTACCGTTAGAGAAGTTTCAGCGTTGGCAGACTGTGTTAGCAGGTGACTTGCACAGCTATGAAAATTGTCAACTTAATATACTATATCCTGGTAGTCCAGTAACTACCAGCTTTCACAGAAATCGCGTAGATACTGGAGTTATCTTATTTGACACCAGTACTCACCAGCATGAGTGGATCCAGCTAGAATTACCACAGTTACTAAAAAAGACTGTGTCTGTAGGCGATCCAACACCTCAAACCACATATGATCACACTATTTATGAGGTTGAAGGAAATTTATCTGAGTTGGCTAAATTAGCTGATAATGATTTAATTGATAAAAAGGTAGCTAAAAAAGTAAGCGATGCCGCACTTATTTTGGACAGTGAAATGTCACTGCAGCAAGAAGTGCAAGAATACTTATTATATATCTTAGAACTTCCGGAAGCTACCATACAGCAAGTATTACAGGAATTACAAAATTATGAAAGCAAACTTAAAGATTGAAGTATTTTCTCAGAATAACTGTAGCGGCTGTGTGCAAATAAAAAGCCTATTAGAGTCTAAAAATCTGAAGTATACTGAATACAATCTAACCACTCAGCCTGCAACAAAACAGCTATTGCTTAATCGTGTACCTGGAATCCGCACAGTGCCACAAGTATTTATCAACGATATTTTAATTGGCGGACTAAAAGAAGTACAAAGGGAGCTTCAAAAAGTTGATTACTCTTAAAGAGCTGCGCTGGAGTAATGCTTTCTCTTATGGCGCTAATAATAAAATTGTGCTAGATAATGCTCCGCTAACACAGCTGGTAGGCAAAAATGGGCATGGAAAAAGCAGTATAGCACTTATCTTAGAAGAAGTGCTATACAATAAGAATTCAAAAGGTATTAAAAAGTCGGATATTCTTAACCGATACTGCAAAGAAAAAACTTATAGTATTGAATTAGACTTAGTAAAAGATGGTGTACCTTATACTGTAAAAACCAATCGTGGCACTACACAAAGCACAGTAAAGTTATTTCGCGATGGACTAGATATTAGCAGTCATACGGCTACACAAACCTACAAGTCCATTGAAGAATTAGTTGGTATCGATCACCGTGCATTTTCTCAGATTGTATATCAGAGTCATGCCAGTAGCCTGGAATTTTTGACTAGTACAGATTCAGTTAGAAAAAAGTTTTTGATTGATTTGCTGGACTTGGGTATTTATACAAAAGCAGGCGAAGTATTCAAAGAAGTCAGTACTGAGCTAAACAAAGAAATTGCGGCTTGCCAGGCTAAAGTAAATACTGTTAGTAGCTGGTTAAATAAGTATATTGATGTTGATTTAACTCCTAAAGTATTGAGTCCAGAACCTGAATTAGACCCTCAGCTAGAGCAAACTGTAACTGAAGCCACAGCACAGTTATTAGTATTGGAACAAACCAATAAAAAGATTGCTCAAAATAATAGTTATAAAACTATGTTGAGTCAAATTGTTTTGGAACCAGAAGTACAG